CATTTCCTGCCCAGCATAATATTGGTAGATGGTTACCTGGAGGTCCACCTCACGGCAAAGTGTTTATTCCAATAATAACAAATAGACAAGCAACTATTACAGATCTTACAAATAGTCAAACGGTAGTTCTAAAAGAAGGTAATGTATACATGTTTGACATGACTACTAACTACGGCGAATTTAAAAATGAAGGAGATACTGCAATTACATTTATTACATTCAATGTTCCAGCCGACACGTTCCCACACGTACTAAGTACTGTATGAAATACATTGGGAATTATAAAGACTGGATTACAGATAAGTTAATGGATCATCTACGGACGCATAGCGGTGATACTAGACCAGTGTGGCAACCCGAACGATGGCAAGGCCATCCTATACTAGACGAGTTTAGAGAAAAATGTCGCGTAGCGTATTCACATAGAGATGATAAATTCCAACAGTTTAATATTACTACGGAAAGTATGATCAATATCGAATTACCAGTCCTTCCGGAAAGTCGTAGACAGTGCAACTGGTGGTTTATTAAATTATTACCCGGACAATTTCAAGCAATGCATATTGATCCTCATCTAGTAGAAGTGACTAACCCCGTTCGATATACTATGTTTTTAGAGGACTACCATCCAGGGCATATATTTGTTTGGGATGACCAACTTGCTACAAATTATAAAGCAGGTGACCTATTTGAATGGAGTGATCCTATGATAGTACACGGATGCACTAACATTAGCTATCAAAACCGATACACACTACAAATTACGATGCACGATTAACTTGTTCTGCTATACTAATAAATGGCGAGTTATTACTACATAAAATAGTACACGGTGCAGAACTATCTGTAGTCCATTTTTGTTGTATCAGTGTTTGCCATACTCTGCTAGACAATATGCTTTTAATACCATAGGTTAATGCATCAAGTGCTTCTAGGCCGCCAAGTTCTTTAATAGTATCAAATACTTCCGTCTGTACTTCTTTAGCAATACCTATAACAGAATCAGAATCAATTAAACTGTAACTGTTGTATAAATTAACATCATAATTTGCATATAAGAATGATCCAATTAAACAACACGGCAAAACGTGCCTATGCGCATCTATATAAAGTTCTTTACTATCTAACGTAAAGCAACTTACCTCGCTAGTCCATTGCTTGTAGTCTTTTAAATCTACAAATTCGACCGGTCGTATATTACTTGAAACCGGTTGTTCAATGTAATGAGTAACTGCGCCTGCCCTATTTAATACAGGAAATTTCTTTCCAAAGCGTTTACTATTTTTAACTGTAAATGAATTGAAGCCAAGTGACATTGAAACATTACGTGCAATATCTACTTCATGTTCATTGTGTTTGAATTTAATAAACATCCAATCTGCTATGCCGCCGGCATCCATAAATGATGTTGCATTGCGTATGATTGAATTAAAGTCCGTACCTATTCTATACAAGCTGTGAGTTTCAGCTAAACCGTCTAGTGCAAACTCAACACGATGCTGTTGTGGCATTGCTTTTGCTAACTCTTCCCACCACGATACAGATCTAGCACTACCATTAGTATTAATAGCAACACTTACAGTACTGTTATCTTTTAGATACCGACACATCGAAATTAGATCATTATTGATTATAGGATCTCCAAAATCTCCACAAAAATTTATGTGTTTAATTTGAGCAAGTACTTCTACGTTGAAGATTTTTATAAATTGATCTAATGTCCAATCTGTTAATTGCAAAGAAGGATTTTCTATGCCGCCATGTATATTACGTAAACACATCGGACAGCTGGCTTGACACCGGTTAGTGATCTCTATTTGTACCTGTTCTAGTGATTCAAAATTAAACATTAGTAACCTAGTATGTGAAACATGTACTTGGGAGTTAAACCAGCATTGATACCAGCATGCCAGTCTTTATAATTATTCCATTTAAATATTGCACCCTGAGGAGCGTCATACAAATAGTCCTTGCCTAATATAAAAATATGTCCCATAGCAGGAGCATCTAGCATAATACTATATCGTTTAACAGCACCTTTATTTAGATATGCAGACTCGTTGTCATCAACGTCCCAATGCCAAGGCGCATAGTATCCTGGATCAACTCGACTTATCCAACTGCGATGAACTCCATTTAATCTTAGATACCCTGCAACATCATCAGTAAATTCTTGATCATAATCATAATAGTTCGTCCATTTAATAGCATTAGGATTAAAGTTAGCATCTTGCCACATCTTAAGTATATCTGCATACCCTGTTGTATCAAGATTCCATTTACTAGGATCCGTAGTAATATCAACACCGTTAGACAATGAGTTAACTATCTTTGTTAGATCGTGCCTAAAGTAATAGCCTAAGAATGCAGAGCTAGTTAAACTTAACAATCGTTTATCAAATACAGATGCTTCGATCATTCTAAAAATCCAAATGCCCACATTCGTTCACCACACCACCAGCACTTACCGCAATGTGATCCAGGATGGTTGTCATTTTCACAACTGCGTGTAACAGGGTATAGCGTATCTAATACACCTAATGCTTTATACAGCTTGGCAACAGATTGTTTGTTATGATTAACTAACGGGCTATACGCTCTTTTGTCCATGGCTAATTTATCCACAGGATTACCATCGATGCTTAATGGAGGGTCAGCAAAGTTAGTACCTGCGGGCAATTGCATTTCAAACCCAAACTCAGCAAATACCTGTCCATCTCTGCGGGTCTGAACATGCCACTCAGGCAACTTTTCTTCCCAATCTGCATATACCTCGTCTGGTGGAAATTTTGTTAGGCCTGTATACACAATATCAACTTCGCCACTGTCAAGTGCATCCTTATACACTTTAAACATTAGTTCAGGAGGAGGTTTGGGTACATGTAACTTATGAATGAATACATTAGTTTTACCTGTAAGCTCTATACATTTGTTAACTACAATATCAAATGCAGGTTCTAAAATATCCTTTCTATACTCTGCAATAAGATTATAGATATGTAGGTCGTGTTCAACATTTTTCATCAGCCAATAGAGAATAATAGCACTGTCGGCACCGCAACTCACACTAATGCCAACCGGACCATCTTTGTATAACCCTATTCTAATCCCATCGATATCTACATATTCTAAGTTCATGTTAATCTCTCATAAAACTCTGGGAACGGATTATCTATCCAATTTTTACCCAGATGCTGTGTCATTGTAATTTCAAAAAACTTTTTAAAATCTACGTAATTGTTATCAGTTGCTAAGTTAAATCGGTCGTTGGAATCTCCGCCGATCATGCCTTCTAAGATTGTTCTTTTAATATATCGTTCTTCAATGCCTACACAGGAATAAAAATCAATCGTTTTAACAACGCCGTCTTTAAGAAAAAAGCAATGCGGATACAACGCTACTTTGTAGTAGCCTGCACCTAGTATATCTTTAATGATGTTAAAGATTTGTTCCTTCCAGTTAGGACATTCTTTATCTAAACTACGACCCGGAGTTAATAGAATATGATTTAATGTTTCTTTGTTAAACTCGATATATATTTTATTCCCCTCTATGGATAGCAACTTAGGTGCCCATGAGAACTGTTGCATTATTTGCAAATGCTTGACTTCTCTTTCAAAACAATAGTTTATTAGTGTATCTGTTAGGAAACTATTTTCCGTTTGGTAAGGACTATTTGCGTCCCAGGTCATACACATAACAGAACCGTCTTCGTTTATCGTAGGAGTATACAGCATATTAGTTGTTACCTGATGCTTGTTCAAATAATCTATTTTATAAAGATATTTCCACTCAGTCATAGGTTATTATAAAATCCGAAGTTCTGATACTTTCAAGCTCTTCTTTTAACTCAGCTTCCATTTTAAAAGTTACCAATGCAGGTGACGGTGAAAAATCTGTCATCTTATATTGTTCATTAATTTTATTAAGCCACGGACTAAAAATGTTATCAAACTTAAAATGGTTATCCGGTGCCGGCACTGCTTGAGTAATGCTAACAGATATTAAATTTATAGACTGCCGGGTTTCACGCAAAGGCTCTCGCACAACTAATTGTAATCTAGGAACTGATCCAAAGTTACATGCAGTATGTCGTCTACCAGTTCTCATGAAATACCAATGATCATTTCTTGTGCATTTAAACATTTCTTGATTTTCTAAATCGATTAAGAATGATTGATCACCTGTTAGATTTAAATGCCATCTATTATCAATGTCGGCATGCGACTGATAACTTTCTCCGGGAGCTAGCGTGATAATACGTGCTTCACCTATGCTATACGGTAATGTATCTAATACCTGTTTCCATAATGTATCTTTAAACTCATCCTTAATAGACCATGTACCGTAGAAGAAGTTGCCGTCATGTTTATTCAACACAACAACTTCACTATGTATAGGAGATTGAGTAAGTGCCTGTTCGATAAGGCCTTGAGGACACTGCCACATTAATCCTGTAACCATTTTTTTCATATCAAATGTCCTAGCTCAGGGAACGTAGTTTTAAAATTTGTACCACGTTGCTTGTCCATTGTTATTATATACTCTTTAAAATCAGGAAGCAAGTTAGATTGGTCCTCACTATCCATCCAATCTAGTATTCCTTCCCAACGTTTCCACCCGTAGGGATTAGTTTCCCAAAACTCTTTGTCTTGTGTATAGTTTACCCATAGCCAGCTTTTAAGTTCTTCAAACAGCTCTCTCACTTGTTCTTTATCTTCTTTAGGTAATATACGTAAATTCAACCAAGTTGGAATCCATAGTAAATGGAAATTAACAAGGCCACCGCCTAGCTCTTGGCCTAATACATTCTTGCCGTGATTTAATTTTTTAAAATCACTATTGACCTTCCATTTAATAAATTCCGGAATATGTTTAATGTTCAATACTTGTACAGCAAGCTCTATGTTAGTTTCTATGTGTGCAGGTGCTTGTTCTAAGCGCCATAAGTTTTCTTCTATTTCTGCAAAGTTTAAAGGGTAACGAATATACTCTCCTCGATCTCCCATTCCGTCTAGACTAATAGATACTTTTACTTTACGAAATTTGGTCCATAATGCAATCATCTTGTCTGTGATGATAGTTCCGTTACTGTTATAGCGTAATAGAATTTTATCAGCATAACCTCTGCGCACAATCTCTTCTAAGAATATTGTATGTTCTTTAATAACTAGAGGCTCGCCGCCTGCAAAGTATAATTGTTTGATGTTTGGTATTTGCTCAAACACTTCTTCCCAAAACTCAGGACGCTCATGCCATTTGTTATTAAACTCTTCTGGACGCCACTGCATTTGGTCCTTAATAACGTTGCTTTGAATGATAGGAAATATTTTCTTATGATCACTAACCCACTGACTGCTGTCATGCGGGCTACACATAATACATTTTAAATTACATGTATGCCCTAATCGTAAATCTAAGTATTGTAATTTATATGGAACCCCACCATCTTCTGCTGTTTGTGCGATTAGCTCAGGAATATCCACGCTATCATAATGCCAGGAGCCTGTTTCCCAAATTCGCTTACTTGAAATGCCTTGTGCTTCTTCATCGTAACATTTTTTACAACTTGCAGGGACTGCCCCTTCTAACATAGTCTTACGTATGGACTTCATGTAATCGTTGTTAAATGCTTCGCTCGGCAAACTATTTCCAAAGTTAGCAGGCTGTCCGTTTTCTTTTTTAACAAGTCCTACACTGTAATCACCTGTATCAGCGCCGCTTGCATTTGCTACACAGCATACACGCATGTCCCCGTTGGGCCGTGTGGCAATATGTATCCAGGGCAGTACACAAAAACTAGGACTACCTGAAATTTCAGTTAGTTGTTTTTGCCATTTGCCTAATTGAGTGTCTTCAGACTGTATCCAAAATGTTTTACTCATAGATCAATTAATGGTTTGAATGCTTCTAAACATTCTTCCCAAGTTTTCCATGTTTCGTGGAATCGAATACTCATACCGTGGCGTAATCTAGCTTTCGAATTGTAAGTTAGTAAATGCGGTATTTCCGATCTGATTAAATATGGTGAGGATCCGTACTTTAATCTTGCTAATTCAACAGCACCTTCCGGAACTCCGAGCATTCCGTGATGGCTTCCTCGAAGCTTGATCATAGTAGCATCAGTACCGTCATCCTTGTCAGAATTTATATATACTGATGGGAACTTTTTCATATCCCACCATGACCACTCGGCATCTACTTCTTCAAATAATTCAAAATTTATTCCACATATAATAGGAGTCCATACTCCGTCAGTGATAATTGCATCTGTATGTATGGTCCTGTTAGCAGTAGGGCCCATTGATTTGTCGTAAGGGAATAGATCTATAATAAATCTAGGATTTAAATTATGATCTTTTAAGAATTCAATTGCATATCTTGTTAAAACATCGTCGATAGCTCTTACACGATAGCTATCTTTGTAACCAATCTCTCGATCTACAAGTTCTGTTTCTTTAACGAGCTTATCTATAGCTGGCAAATTTAATTTTGCATAAAACTCATTCATAAAAAATTACCTCTTGTTGTTGATCTCTAGATTTAGCATAGTCGTTAATTTCAGCCCTGCCGCACATTCTTGCACAAGTGATCAATTTCTTTTCATTCCAATAAGTACTCCACACTGTTTGATATTCGTTGCTATCGATAATCGATTCGATAGTATTGTTGACTGCATTTAATTTGTTAATACCTCCTAAGGATTTAACTAGATCATAATACTGATTAAGCATTTCGTTACGCACACCAAACGCGGCATTTTCGTCAATATATGTGTATGGCAAACTAGCGAGCCAACAGCATGGAAATACGTTACGATATGCATCAATGTATATTTCTTTTTGGTTACACGCTTGGCAATCTATCACTGAGGCCGATACAATTTCTTTGTACGATTCTATTGCCTTCTTATCTAAGAATTTTAATGGTGTTTCTGTTGACGGTTCTATGATGTGGGTTAGCAAGCCGTTCTTATCGAGAACATCGGTCTTGGGCTCTAATAAAAACCTACTGCTGTTTTTCACAACAAAGGCATCAAAGCCTAAATCTTTAGCCATTTGTTTAGCTTCATCTACCTGATGTTCATTGTGTTTAAATTTGATAAAACACCACTCGGCTTTACCGCCTGCTTTGATAAACGCTGTGGCGTTTTTAATAATGTTATCAAAACTGGTTCCTATCCTATATAGGTGATGTGTATCCTGTAACCCGTCTAATGCAAATACAACGCAATGCGTTTTTGGTAAGACACTAACAAGTTCTGTCCACCACGCGGTAGATTTAGCACTACCATTTGTATGTATTCTAATGTTTAAATTGGGATTAGTGGCTGTGGAATACCTGCACATTTCAAGCAGATCTTTATTTAAAATTGGATCACCAAAGTTCCCACAAAAGAAAAATCCTGTTAATTGGGCTAACACCCTTACAGGCATTATAGTTTTAAATTCATCAAGAGTCCAATCGGTTAACTTTATCAAAGGGTTGTCTAAACCACCATTCCTGTTTCGGGCGCACATAGGACAACTAGCCTGGCAGTTATTGGTTATTTCTAAGTGTACTTCTTTTAGTTCGTTAAATTTAAACATGAAATATTTATGTAGGTGTCGAGCATGGGTAAATATTTCCATGACACGTTATAAAATTGCACCTTCATATTCAGCAGACTATTTGGAAATAGACAGGCCAAGCCCGCTAACAGATAACCAAATTGAGCAACTAATACAAGACGTGTTAAGTGGTAATACAGATAAAGACATTAGCGATCAAATATACATTAATTTTAAAGAAGAAATGACAACTTGGATTGAGTCTAGCAAGCTCAATACCTTAATCGGATTGAATTCGTTTGATCGGGTTGATATTATAAACGGATGTACACAATTTATTGACAACGTGTATATACAAGGACAGCCACAGGTATTAGTTGGAGATTATAGGTACCACGATCGATTAGGCAATTGGGGGACGCGGCCCGGGATTTTACGAGAAAATATACCATTAATTATTGCCATGCCGTTTCCTAGCACCGGTGCAGTACATAATCGAATGACGGAGATATTAGATGAAGCGAGAGACAAAGGTATTGATGTGCATGTGGATGGCGCTTGGCTTACTTGCTGTTGCGCAATTAACTTTGATGTATCTCATCCTGCAATCAAGTCTATAGGTATAAGTTTGAGTAAAGGGTTAGGACTTGGTTGGAATCGAATTGGCTTACGTTGGACTAGACAACCACATGCTGATAGTGTTACAATAATGAATGACTTCCACATGAATAATCGTGCATTAGTGTTGATCGGACTGCACTTCTTACGTAATTTAGATCCCGACTATCTTTGGAAGACGCACGGTGATCGATACTACAAAGTTTGTAAAGATTTTAATCTTACTCCTACTAACAGTATCTATCTAGCATTACGTGATGGGCAACCTGTGGGAGTTAGTCCCCTTATAAGGTATTTAGAAAATGCATCTGCATAACATAGACGGAGTAAACATTCCGTTTGATAAAGACTGGAATAGTATTGCTATTAGTGTAAGTGGCGGCGCAGACAGTGCATTACTAGCATATCTAATTTGTTCTATTGCGCCTGACAATTTCCACATTCATATCGTCAGCCATACCCGTATGTGGAAGACCCGTCCTTGGCAACAGTATGATTCGTTAAATGTATTTCAATACTTAGTACATACATTTCCCACACTTACTTTTGAAAGGCATACTAGTTTTATTGCACCGGATTTAGAATACGGTAATATAGGTCCTAGCTTAACAGACGAGTATGGAAAGAAAGTTAGCGGGGATAATATACAACAACGTGCATTTGCAGAATATATTTGTTATCATAGGAATGTTGATGCTTATTACAATGCTGTTACACATAACCCACGATTGGGATTGTTCAATGGTATGCATGAAAGAGATGTCGAACCGTCAGATGAAAACAAACATCTTGAATATATGATACACATGGGAAAGGTTGCGAGCCATCCGTTTAGATTTGTAGACAAGTCCTGGGTTATAAAACAGTATAGAAGGTTAGAGATTGAAGATTTGCTTGATATTACTAGAAGCTGTGAAGGTGAGTTTGATAGCATTGATTACAAAACATATAAACCACAACAACTTGTCCCCATATGTGGAGAGTGCTTTTGGTGCAAAGAAAGGGAGTGGGCCATTAATGAAAATAAACAACCTAGACCCGAGTAAGTATAACCGGTTCTTTGCATTCGGATGTAGCTTTACCAGTTACAAATGGCTGACTTGGGCTGACATTATAGGTAAGGATATCGAAGTATATGAAAACTGGGGAGAACAAGGTGGCGGAAATCATTTCATCTTTAATAGCGTAGTTGAAGCAGATGCACGGCATAACTTTACTAAAAACGATTTAGTAATAATCTTCTGGAGTACTAAAGAACGAGAAGATAGGTACCTAAATAACAAGTGGATACATGCTACCGCTGGTACAATTGAATCGGAATACGGCAAAGAATGGATTGACAAGTTTTACTTTGACACACGGTCATTCTTGATTAGAGATCTTGCTTATATGAAATCAATACAGTCTATTTTAAAATCTAGAGATTGTGATTGGGCTAACTTATGCTGGAATGAATTCTTTAATAATACTAGTATGCGAGAAACATTTACTAAAACAACTAATAAAAAGTCATTAGTAAAAATGTGGAGAGATAATTGCAAAGAAGTTTACAGTGGTAATAGTATTCCTAATTTTTTTGATGATCAAGACGTCATACAATTATATCAAGATGTGTTTACAAATATAACTAGCGTATATAGATGGTTCGATGAAGAACAGAATATTAACACAACTAACCGACTCGACGATCACCCTACTCCTACAGAGGCATTATTATTTTTAGATTGGATTTGGCCCGATAACACAATTAGTGACAGTACTAGGCAGTACGCAAAACAATGGGATTGTACAGAAACAATCCAACGACTCCGAATAAGTAGACTATGACAAGTAAAACATTTTGTATGCATCCTTTCACAGGATTAGCTACTAGAGAAGACGGCGCCATACAGGCTTGCTGTCGTAGTCACCCTATTGGTTGGATACAAGATAACACCTTAGAAGAAATTTGGAACGGTACCCCCATGCGGTTAATACGTAAAGAAGTACTTAACGGTGGCCGGCCTCCTGAATGTGAACCGTGTTTTAGATTAGAAGATCAAGGTGTTGAGTCTCTGCGCCAAAGACATATTGCAGGTAAAATTCCAGAAGCTCGTATTAATCTATATCCCAATGCGGTAGCCGCAATGAATGAAGATTATACAATGCCGTTTGAGATTCCTACTATGGAACTTAAACTAAACAACTTATGTAATCTTAAGTGTCGTATGTGTCACCCCGGCGATAGTACTAGCTGGAATGACTGGAGTGAAGTTAAAGAATTCTATAAAGGTGAAGGTCAAGTTATATTTGATATTGTTGAAGAACATAATTTAGAACGTAAACCTTACTTAGATAAATTTGACAACAATCCTAACTGGTGGAATAGTTTTGGAAAATTATTGCCACATTTTAGACGAGTGGAGTTTGCAGGAGGTGAACCTCTAATGGATCCACAACATTATCGCATACTAGACATGTTAAAACCATACGGTACTAACATAGAGATTAAGTATGCTACTAATGGAACAACGCTAGGAATTAGCAAAGGAAGAACTATACATGAATATTGGCCTCATTTTAGATCAGTTGCCGTTAATGTCAGCATTGATGGCATTTACGATGTTTATAATTACATTCGTGGCAATGGGGATTTTGTTGTCGTTGAAGAAAACATCAGAGATATACAGAGAATATCTAACATCAGCCGGATAGTAGGTGCGGTTGCTGTACAAGTAAGTAACGCTCTTATACTTGATAAAATGATTGAGCATTTCTTAGACAAATTAGGAATTGTATTTTATACAAATATGGTGCAGTATCCTAACGTACTAAGCATACAAGTATTACCCGATGAACTTAAAGCATTAACTATTATAAAATTAAAAGCGGTACGGACTCTCGTACCAACTTTTAAATTAGTAAAAGAACACCCACTGCTAGAAGAACTGACATACAAACAAATTGACGGTATTATTAATTTTATATCAGCAAAAGACTTAACACATTTGTGGAATGACTGCGTAGAATTTAATCACAAACTTGATGTGACACGCAATCAAAGTTTCGAAACAGTTACACCTGAGTTTAAACAATATGTTTAAAGTAACTAGCCGCTGGCCTCATCAAGATAGTATCAAGATTGAATGGAATCTTGGCAAGCGTTGTAATTACGACTGTAGTTACTGCCCTAGTAGTATACACGACAATACTAGCCCGCATCGAGCATGGATGAATTTGCAAGACACAGTTGATCGATTAATGACATTAGGCAAACCTATACGCATTAGTTTTACAGGTGGCGAGCCATGTGTAAATCCAGAGTTTTCTAAATTAGTAAAATACTGCAAACATGTTGGTGTCAGTTGGGTTAGTGTAACAACTAATGGAACATTGCCATATGAATTTTATTCAGCATTAGAAGCAGATCAAATTGTATTCAGCATACACTTAGAGTTTGATTGGAGGCGTGTATTTAATACGGTAGAAAGTGTTGTTGATCTAACAAATAAGAAAGTTATAGCACAAATTATGGCGCACCATGATCATATGGATGCGGTGATGCAATTACGTGCTAAATGTCTACTAGCAGAAATTCCCAGTACCGTTCGTCGAATTAGGTGGACTGAAGGCGACCATGATTTGTTTGACGATATGCGTTATCATCCAGACGACCTAACTTGGTTAAAAGAACAAGATGCTACAGTGCAGGGTAACTGTGTTATAGACAGCTCTCGAATTATGCATGCCAATGATGTTATCAAATTGCACCTGAACAAATATAAAGGATGGACTTGCAATGCAGGCATAGAAAGTCTGATGATAAACTGGGACGGAGATGTACATAGAGCGACTTGCAGAGTCGGTGGTAGTCTTGGCAACATATATGCAGGAACATTTTCAATCCCTACAGAACCTATTATATGCGATAGGAATTTCTGTACCTGCGCGGCAGACATTCCGCTAACTAAGATTTCACCTTTGTAGCATGAGTGTCGGGTTGACAAATACATAGATTATTTGTACAACTAATATCACTCGGCGGACTCATAGTAAACACCGGTGAAAATATGTTTATAGATGTTTTAAACATCGATAGCCCACAACTGGCACGTAAATCCCCCGATGCATCTATAGCAATAGATTCTGTTCCAATTTTACAAGTCCAACCTTTAAAATTATTCCAATCATTTAATAAGATAGTATGTGATTGTGCAACTTGTGCAGTATCGTCGTCGAATAAAACCACGCTATCATGCAGACTAAGATTGGCCATTCTAGGTAATAGCCAATCAGATGTTGGAATACGTTTTAATGCGTTGTTTATATACTCGTGTTGTAGAGGAGTATATACATCCGTTCCTTTATTAGGAGCGTCTACTATCGTCTTAGCTTGTATGTACCAAGACTGTTTACTTTGTAACATATAGTTTATATTGTCTACACATTTATCCCAATGTTGTGCATCCATTAATCCTAACGCAGTAACATCTACTCCTGCTGAAAATAATAAATCAGCAACTTCAATAAAATGATCGATATCTACATATTCATAATGGCAGCTTAATACTACACGATCAAGATATTTAGAATTATTTGACCACCACGTAGTAGTCCTCGAACCATTACTTACTATCGTAATGTATATAGATGTGCCGTACGTTTCTTTAAGCTCTTTACAAAATTGATCTAATTGAGGCCACAATGTAGGTTCACCTCCCCCTGATACAAATAACCGAATTTTTCGTTTGTTATGATTGTCTTTGTAATACTTAAACAATATTTTAAAATTATTAATAATTAAATCTAAATTTTTAGGATATCTATACTTTGCGTCGTGCGACCCTGGAAAACAGTAAGAACAGTCGTAGTTACAAATATCAGTAGGAAAAAATCTTACTTGTAACACTTCACTGTCTTGGGTAGAAATAACCTTTATTGGGATTCGTTTCATTTTGTTCCTATGATCATCCAACGTGTATACAGTTGAGTTTTTAAACTACCCGACCATAATTCTTTTAGATGACTTTGATTTTTAAATTCTTCTAAGCTACGGGCAATTCTAATATGCTCTGCTATGGCGTAATCGTTACTTTGAACTACAATAATACTGTCTGTTGATAGCCTAGACAACCATATGTCATATTGTTCTTGTGTGATATGTTCACAGCTGGTATTGATGATAACATCGCCGTTAACTGGAACTGCACACATGTCTCCTGTTATAGCTTTAAATTTACCGTCTTGTTCTTCTATTTTATTCATCATAGTAGCAACATGCTGGCACAGTGGATCAATGTCTACGCTGGCAATATAGCGGGCGGATATTTTACTTTGGAATATCATGCTGGCTAGTACACCAACCCAACCTCCGTGTATTTCTATGCGACTAGGTTTGGTTACAAATGGCTCTAAGTTATCTATAAGCCATTCTTTGCTTTTCATCTGGCCACTCCAAAACGCATCAAGTGTACGCATTGGGCTGTTGCTTTCGCGGATAGCATTCATCCAAAAATGTAAGTGTTCTGTATCTATTTTCATATTAAGTCCTGCATCTCTGGGAATGTTTTTATAAAGGAGGTTTGTCTTCTTCGATCGTGCTCATTAACAAATTTTAAAAATTCTGTTAGATTAGTTTGTTCAGTAGTAACAAATAATTCTAGTATTCGTTCTAGTTCATTAATTTCATTTGCAGTAAATCGGTTTCTTTTCATGTAAACAATTTGACTATTAATATAGTCACTGTATGTTTTAGGCAATACCCATATTGATAGAAAATTAGGATTACGCAAGTAACTAGTTGATAAACTCACTCGACTGAACCACTTTCGACCTTTGAGCGTATTAATGTCTTTTAAAAACAGTTCGTATGTAGTAACACTAAATGCATTATAAGTTGCCATTATATCTAGTTTAACATCTGGTATTGAATTTAATATTTTATAACAATTATCGAGCCAAGTATCGTACTGTAGTCCATTCCGTGCATATTCAGCCGCATGGCTGTATGCTTCACAGCTCGTGTGGATTGTTAATTTTTTAACTTTTAATTGTTTTGCTTTGCTAATAAATTTATCCAACACATGGCAATCGGCCATTAAGTTACTGTTGATACTAAGCTCTAGATTAGTATTAGGATTACTAATAATATAGTCTAACACTTTGAAAGTGTTCTTGCTTAGTAGCGGCTCTCCGCCTGTTATTCTAAAAGTATGTAAGCTAGGATATAGATCAGGCCACCACTGCCAAAACGCATCAATATAAGGATTGTGTTCACGGTTTGGAATAATATAAGTTTGTTGGTAATGATTTGTAGAATCATCTGGCCATGGACCGTATCGATTAATCTCATCCATCCATTTACTGCTATTTGTAGGACCGCAATAACTACATTTTAAATTACATACATTGTCAAAACTAATTTCAAGATATTTCGGATTACTTCCGTTAGCACCTTGTGTTAAGATTTCTTTGAAGAACGGGCGTGACCAATTTGTAAAACTCTTTGTTATGCGATCACTTAAACTATTACTAGAGTCTTCAACTTTCCAACAATAATCACATTCTGTAGGACGAATACCTTCTAGCATAAGCTGACGTTGTTGTTTTTTATATTTTGTATTATGTAATGCACTTACATCAATTTTGATTTCATCTACGGGTATATGATGTGGACCAGGATGATGACAACTGTGTGTCATACCGGAACCTAAGTAAATGTTAGATTGTGTCCATTTAGCCAAACAAAGACTAGGACTAATAGTGTCTAGTTTTTTCTTGTGCTGTAATCGGAACCATTTCCACATTATAATTTACACTTTGGTATTTTGCTGTCTGCCGAGCTAACACAGCTAGGTGTGATACAGCGAGTAGGTTCCTTAAATAATTCAAAACTATCTAATGTGCCTAATGGTACATCATGACAACTATAACTTCTTTTAACGTCATTACCTCTTATTATAACACTTTGATAGCCAGCATTACAAGTCCAATTGGTAAATTTATTAAATCCAAAAGCATTGAACCTTTCTGCTTGGTCAAACAAATGTTCGGTACCATCTGCTTCGTATAGGGCAATTTGGTAGGTGTCTTCACCGTTGGCACGTTGCGGAAACCCTTCACGCATCTTGTGTATCATATCTTCTGTATAACCTTCAACAACCGCACTCGCTGTAGGATCGCTTTGTGGCTTGAGTGTTACATTAATTCCACGGGCATGGAATCGTTCCATACGAGCATACAACTCATCGAACTTCTCAGGTACCATTACTTGGTTTATTGTAACGTGTACCAGTTCGTACATCAACTGTAAACATTTATCACCAAACTCTTGTTCTTTGGCAAACTCATCGTGGAATGATGCTGTGATACTACGGCGCTGTAATAGCGCAGTATTGGCACACCAAGTGTTCCACCATTTGCTACCAGGACTTAGGTTAGTGGTCATATGGATACTTTGATAAGGACTTTCGATTTCGTCCAAGTGTTTTACCAAATCTGGAAACTGTTTATACGCTGTTGGTTCGCCGCCACTGAAGCTCCAATGAAATTCGGTAAACCCATTGGCTCGTGCTTGACGCTTAATCTCATCCACTGTAGCTGTATACACTTCCAGCGGTTGATGATCCACTTTATCACTACGAGCATATGGCCAGCAGTAACTACAATTATAATTACAAAATCTACCCAAAATCCAACTGGTAGAAAATAATGGTTTGGCTAGCATGGTGCGTTGCCCAAACCGTACAATATTTTGGAAAGGAATGGTTGAAAAGCTCATTGACAGTATTTACAAATAAGTATATAATACAATGGTAGACGTGAGTGGAACATGGTATACCTCCTCCTAGTAAGCTGACCCCCAGCTGAACGGAGGGAACTGGCCTTGCCCTTAGGGTGGCTTTGTAGGTTCGAATCCTACCGTCTACACCATTTTTAACACAGGCACAGAAAGGCAGTTATGAAGAAAGTAATAGCAATGATGGCAATGTTGGTGTCTATCAATGCATCCGCCGAAATGGAAAAGGATGCATATGACATATGGCCCCTGCATCAATTGATGACAACTTCGACTACTATTACTCTTGTTCGAGCACGGGACGTAGATGAAGTGCGAGAGATATGCAACAAGGAAAGCGTTCGCCGAGGTAAGGGAAGATTTGGGCATAAGATCGATGCTTGTTCTTTTTGGGACAAATCATCACGCGGACATGTCTGTACGATCGTAGTTCCAGTTTGGACTAATAATGACGCTTTCGGACACGAAGCACGACATTGTTTTCAAGGAAGTTTCCATTAATGAAAAAAGTAGCAAGTAGCCCTGAACGTAATACCTTCCAAAAAGAAGGTGCAATCCGTCGGGCAGAAGAAGCCGGCGAAGAGCCTAATCAAGACTACCTTGACTGGTGGGATCAGATCAAGATTGACGATGCCAACAAGATCCACGATCCTGCTTGGCAAAAAAACAACATGGAATACGATCTCCGTAGTAGCAAAGAACTGTGCGATAAAGCAAAAGCCAGCGAAAACTATGCTCAAAACTTGTATGCGGCCATGTGCAATATGACTTGGCAAAGCAGAGAGTTTTGGCAAGAGTTAAAAGGTGAAACTTGGAGTTGCAGTTGGCGCCATAGTGGCGGTATAATTGCCGACATGCGTGAACAAGGTGACTACATTGATTGGTACTGTAGTGGTATTGGCAATGCAGAACTAGGCAACGGATTAGACGGTACTGTACCAGACATTACTGATGGTCGAGACTATGTGCCAGAAGGTGTTGTAACTGAAGAAATTGAATTGGATTTAAATCGATTGGGGTGGCGTCCTGTTCCCTGGGAAGATGATGACAACTAAAGTAAATACATTATGACAAAATTAACTTATACCGTAGAAGAATTATTTGAAGACATTCCGGACGATCCTGAAAATGTCATATTTAAGATTCCCCCAGCTATCTGCGAAGCGCAGGGATGGGTAGAAGGCGACACAATTAACATTAAAGTAGAAGACGGTGCCATGGTACTGTCCAAGGTAAATGGCTAAAGACGACATTATTGAATTAACTGGCCAAGTTGAGGAAGTATTACCCGGTAACATGTTTAGAGTTAAAGTGGCAAATGTGCCAAATACTTTATTGTGTTACATGGGTGGAAAATTAAAACAACACAAGATTAGAATTATCCTCGGAGATAATGTAAAGATTGAAGTTAGTCCATATGACTTAACTAAGGGTAGAGTAACTTATAGGCTGTGACTATGAATAGTATAATGGAAACTGTTTGCTCGGTTTGTAATAATGTTAGAAGTAACAGCAGACACGGCGTAAGTTTCCAGAATTTACTAACCATGTTGCGTAGAGAATTTAGAGAACACGGATTTGATCTTAAATTAAAATCCGATAGGCGCAAGCATTTAGGTGCAGAAGAATTTTATGTTAACGCATACTATGATGC